ATGGCCTCATTTTCCCAGCTACCCAGCGGCAAGTGGCGCGCCCAGATTCGGCGCGGCGGCTTCTACCGGGCTGCGACCTTCCCGCTGAAGCGCGATGCTGAAGCCTGGGCCAAGGGGATCGAGAGCCAAGCGCATCAAGTGGTGGCGAGTGGCTATGCGCAGCCGCCCAAGGGCTCGACGCTGGCCGAACTGATTGACCTGTACATCGAGATGCACGCCAAGGAAGCCGGACGGACCAAGGCGGCCACGCTGGCGATGCTGAAGGCCCGCATGGGCAAGGTCAAGCTCAACGCCATCACCGCCCTGGTGCTGCGCGACTTCATCGACAAGCGCGTGAAGGAAGGCGCTGGCGGCGTGACGATCGCGGCAGACCTCTCCTTCCTGTCGGCTGTGCTCAAGTGGGGCCGCCACGCCCGCCAGCTAGACCTCCCCGACCAGCTGCCGGCCGAGGCCCGCGCCAGTCTGAAGCACCGCGGCCTGCAGACGCGCAGCACGGAGCGCGAACGCGAACCCACGGACGCCGAGCTGGAGCGCCTGTACGGCTACTGGGCCACCCTCCCCCGCCAGAAGATCGACATGCCGCTGCTATGCCGCTTCGCGCTGGCCACGGGCATGCGTCAGGGTGAGATCTGCGCGTTGCAGGTGGAGGACGTCGACTTGACGCGCCGGACAGTACTGATTCGAGATCGCAAGGACCCGCGCAACAAGGTCGGAAACAACCAGACGGTGCCACTGCTGCCCGACGCCCTGGCCATCGTCCGGCCGTTGCTGGAAGGCCGCACAGAAGGCTCGATCTTTGGCGTGAGGGGTGATTCAGTCTCGGCCGCATTCACGCGCGCCTGTCAGCGCCTGGTGCCGCCCATCGACGACCTGCACTTTCACGACCTTCGCCACCGCGCGACGGCGCAGTTCTTCCGAGATGGCCTGGACATTCCTCGTGTGGCGCTGCTGACCGGGCACAAAACCTGGGGGATGCTGCGCCGCTACACCGCAACAAAACCGGAGGACGTGCACAAAGCCTACCGGTCAGGATGAACGCCGTGCTGCAGGGCGGTGGGGCTGGTGGAACAGTCCTGCATCTGCAGCGAATCTAGGCGGCCAGGAAGGGTGGTGGAACACCCGACCGGCCTAACGACAACGTGCATCAACAGCAAGGAGCTGCACATCATGGCTACTCAGAAGTCTACCCAAGCCGCGCCCGATCGCGCCATCGAGATCCTGCTTGCAGAGATCGCGACCACGGCATATTCCACAGAACAGGAGCTGCGCGCCAGTCCTGCCGACAACGCCGAGCTCTACGAGCACGAAGTCGACAGGCTTCGCGGTGTTGTAGCCCGCCTGGGCTGGATGGCCGACATCGCACTGCAGCGTCTTGGCAGCATCCACACCCTGTGCAACGGACACGCTGAGCAGTGGCTGCTGCCGCCTCTCGCCATCGAGCTGCTGTCGCAAGAGGTGGAATCGTGAGCACTGCGCGCAGCAACAGTGCGTCTCAGACCGCGCCCGATGACGCCATTGAGGCTCTGTTCGAAGAGATCGCCAACACGGCATATCTCACCGAAGAGCGTCTGAAGGTCACCCCCACCGACGATGCCGAACTGCAGGCTCACGAGCTCGACGTACTCCGTCGCGTCGTCAGAAGGCTGGGATGGATCGCCGACATGGGGCTGCACCGAGTCGGCAGCAACCGCACCATCTATGAAGGCGACGCCGTGGCCTGGCTGCTCTCGCCCTACACGAACGAGTGCCTCGCCCAGAAGGTGCCATCGTGAGCGGCACCGTCATTGCCCTTCCAACAGCTGCAGCTGCGCCAGTGATCCAACCGCAGCGCCGGGGCCGTCTACCCGCAGCAGTACGTAGCCTCACGGCCTATCGGCAAGACCTGCTGCTGAAGAAGTTGGCCCTCCGGGGCTCTATTCAACGTGCGCCCGCTGACACCTGCTCAGAACTGAGCAGGCTTCCTGAAAAGGGGCGGGGTCAGTCAATGTCTGAATCTTTCGTTGAGCTGTCTTCTGTGTGCATGTCTTTGAGTTGGATCAACAGCTTGTAGTACTGAGCTTGCAGATCTGCTTCAGCAGCTTTTGCGGCGTCCAACTGCTCGGTTAGCACCTGTACATCGGGCAAGTTCGCCTTCGATTTGGCGTCTTTGAGCTTTTGAATTCGTTCGACCAGGGTTTCAGCTCGCAATTCTTCAATCGCTCGGTTTGCTCGCACTGTGGCTACTCGAGATTCCATCAAAGCAATCTGCATCCCAGCTTTCAACGCACGAGGAGAGGTAGCTTGAAAACTGGATTCCAGCCTGCTCACGATTTCCGAGTTCATCGACCGGCCATTCGCTTTCGCTGCTTCAGCTAAGCGCTCTCTGAACGCTTCGTTGGGCAGGCGGACGACAAATTGCGGTGCGGTTCTGCTGGGGGGAAGGTCTTTTGCCATGGTCCGATGATACTCCCCAGTCATTTTCATCGCCATGACGTATGATATGTACTCACTACTACTTTCAGGAGCGGTCATGGAGATCGAGACTCGAGCGACAGAGGCCCGAAGCCGGAGTGCAGAGCAGTTCGTAGTTCGTCTGCCTGATGGCATGCGCACCAAGATCAAAGAGCTGTCGGTCACCAACCGGCGCTCGATGAACGCTCAGATCGTCATGTTGCTGGAACAAGGCATCAAGCGGCAGGCCCAAGGTGCTCAGCAATGAGTACCACCCCTCCTCCATTGAGCGAGAAGGAGATGGACCGCTTGAGCGAGATGGCGACCCGCCTGGACTGCCTGACCGAGCACGACCTGATGCTGCTGGCCGGCATCACGCCGGCGACCGCTGAAGCCTGGCGCCGTCGCGGCACTGGCCCAGGTTACGTCCTGGTCGGCAACAGGTACTTCTATCCGCGCAAGTCCGTCGCCGCGTACATGGAGAACCGCGCGCGCTCCACCAACGTCGCGACGGCAAGGGGCTCCCTATGACCCGCTTCGTGAGCGCCTGCCAGCAGTTGGCTAAGCAGCTGGAGCTCAAGCCCAAGAACACCAAGGAGGCCGCGCATATGGACATTGGCCGCGCCTGGGCCGTACAGCTGATTGACGCTTTGCGCAGCGGTGATGAAACCCCGAGCCTGCTCGCCGCTGGAGTCATGCTGTCCGGAAAGAACCAAGCGCCGGAGGTCATGGCTGGCTTCATCGACGAACTCTCCGAGGCCATCAAGGACGGCATCCGATGAACGCCACCATGTCCACCGCCACCGACAAGGCTCTCGAAGTCGAGCGACTGCGTAGCGAGAACGCACGCCTGCGAGATCTCCTCGACCGCCGTCCAGCCATCAATCAGGGCTTGGTGGAGGACTACATCCGCTGGACGACTCTCTGCTACGAGAGCGACGCTGCCGCAGGACGTTGGTGTGCCGACAGCCTCCACGATGTTCAAGCACCAGCAGCAGGAGCACACTGATGTCCATCGAAAAGACCATCGCCAGCCTGGGCGCCCGATTCGCCCTCCTGGGCTACGAGCTGCACACCGTCATCAAGGCTGGCCGCGCGCACTACGAGGTTCGCCAGTCCGGCCAGACCCGCACCTGCAGCACTCTGCACGACCTGGAAGGCCTCTTGGCTGTGCTGGGGGCTCGCACCGACGATCAAGGGACAGCTGCGTGAGCAATCCGGTCACCAACGCCTGTAAGCGCTTGGTGCTGACAGCGCCGCAAAAGAGCGTCCTCATGTGCCTCGCAGATCGCTCCGACGACGAAGGCTTGGCGTGGCTTTCTCTGCCCGGCATCTGTGAATGGACGTGCCTGAGTCGCACCGCCGTCATCCATGCCGTGAAGGCTTTGGAGCGCGACGGCTTCATCCAAGTCGAGCGGACTACCGGCCGAAACAACCGGGTCACGATTCAGCTTGAAGTCATCGCTAACCAGTGCGCCACGCGCACCGGTACGCCAGAAGCACCCGTACGCCTCGCACACCCCACCAGTGCGCCAGACGCACCCCCACCCGTGCGCCAGACGCACGGGAGTAGTGCGTCTGGCACACCCGATACATCAATACATCAAGAAGACATCAGAGACATGGTCACGACCGGCAAGCCGGCTGTGCCTGAGTGCCCGCATCGAGACCTGATGGACCTGTACGGGAAACACCTGCCGGGGCTGCCTCAACCGCGTCGAGAACTCTGGAACGGCAAGAGCGCCGAGGCGATGCGGGCGCGCTGGCGGTGGGTGATGACGGCCGTGGGCGAAGGCGGCAAGCGCTACGCCACGACCGCCGACGAGGCGATCGGCTTCTTCGACCTGTTCTTCGACCACGTGGCGAGCAGCGACTTTCTGAGCGGCCGCAGTGGCAAGTGGGGTGGCTGCGACCTGGGCTGGCTCATGAAGGCCGACAACTTCGCCAAGGTCGTGCAGGGCAATTACGACAACAAGACCGAGGCCGCGCCGGCCAGAAGGGACTACGCATGAGCTCTCAAGACGACCGGCGCATTCCGCCGCACAGCCCGGAGGCGGAGGCCAGCCTGCTGTCCGCCCTGCTGCTGGACAACGAGTCGATCCACCGCATCCACCTGCCGCCCGAGGCCTTCCACACGACCTTCTACGCCCAGGTCTATCGCGCCGTCCAGGAGATGGCCGCCGCTGGCCAGCCGTTCGATGTCGTGACCGTCTACGAGCGGCTCCGGGCGAAGGGCCAGGACCAGGACGGCCGTGCCCTGGTGCACCTGAACGAAATCGCGCAGTACATGCCGAGCGGCTCGAACATCCGGCGCTACGCCGAGATCGTCAACGACCACCACCGCCGGCGCCAGCTGATCGCGACAGTCGACGCCATCGCCGATGAGTCCTTCGACAAGGCCGTGCCGACCGCCCAGGTGCTCGACTCCGCGCAGATGAAGCTGGCCAAGCTGGCGACCGTGAGGGCCAAGCGCGAGCCGCAGCACATCACGCAGTCCGTCGTCGACTACCTGCAGCACCTCGACGACCTCAGGCAGGGCAAGAACCCAGCCATTCCGACCGGCATCCGGGGCTTGGACCAGCTGCTCAATGGTGGGCTGCGCCGCGGCGAAATGATGGTGATCGGCGCGCGCCCGAAGCACGGCAAGACCGCCCTCGCCCTCGCCCTCGCCCGTGCCATGGCCCGCGAGTACGGCGTGCTGTTCATCAGCCAGGAGATGCCCGTGCTGCAACTGATGCACCGGCACACGGCCGCGATGGGGGCTATCGACCTGGGCCGCATCCTGCGCGCTGATCCGGCGGACGTCGACCTACTGACCGACGTGACCGAGGCGGCCGATCGCCTGGGCCGACTCCACCTGGTGCACGACGACCAATCGGCACAGAGCCTCATGGACGTGCGCCGCAAGGCCATCAAGGTGAAGCGCGAGCATGGCCTTGACGTCCTGTTCGTCGACTTCCTGCAACTGATGCAGGGCGCCGGCGGTGACGACAACCGCAACCGTGAGCTCGACATCATCGCCAACGGCATCAAGGCGCTGGCGATGGATCTCGACATCGCCGTGGTGCTGCTGTCGCAGATGAGCCGAAAGGCCGACGAGCACTACGGCCGGCCGACGATGACGCACCTGCGCGACTCCGGCGCCATCGAGGCTGCTGCCGACCAGGTCGCGGTCCTGTTCACCGATTACGCCCACCCGCTGAGCCCGAAGCTGCACGACTTCGCCGGCTACTCCGAAATCGAGATCGTTGCCCACCGCAACGGGCCTCAGGGGCTCGCGCCGCTGCAGTTCCGAGGGCAGTACCAGCAGATCAGCGATTGGAACGGCCCCACCCCGAAGAAGTCGGCGCCGAACGCGCAGAAGCGAGGTCTCCATGCAGGTGTTTGAAGTTTCCGCGCCCGAGCTGCTGAGGGCAGCGATGCATGTCTGTGACCTCTACGGCGACGGCGCTCAAGCACGTGAGGACATGCGCGCCGACTGCCTGGGCACACCGCTGCACTTGCGTGTCGACCTGCTCGACCACTTCACCGACTTGCAGAAACTGCATAGCTCGCCCGTTGGTTTCCACCCCGGTTTCCACGCTGGTTTCCACCGAAACAGGGATAGCCAAGTGGAAACCACATCGACCACCACTAACCCCGAAAGCACCGCCCACCATGCCTGAATCCACCGCCCTCCTCTCGCGCCGTCATACGGACTTCGCAAGTAGATTCCTCATGGAGACCTACCTTCTCGCATCTGCGTCATTGCAACCTGCAAAGGGCGGCGAAAACGAGTTCGTGAAAGCAGGTCGAAGCGTGGCGTGCGAGCTCATCGAGTGCCTGCGTCTCGGCAATTGGGAGGACCTCGACTCCCTCCAGGCCGCGCTCGCGATCGTCGAACCAGCGGGAGCGGAAGTGATGCGCGGCTTCCTGCGTGAGCTGACCGATGCCATCCGCGAGGGATCGCAATGATCACGCCCGATCCACGCCGCCCTTGGCACATGGCGCTGGGGCTGGGGCTGGCATGACACTCCGCACCCTCAAACCCAGGATCGCCACGTTCAACACGAGCAAGGTGCCGACGTTGAGCACCAAGGCCGGCACGACCGAGATGGAACGCGGCCGCGCCTGGATGGCCAAGCGCGAGCGTGTCGCCGCCCGGCATGGCTACAAGTGCGCGATGTGCGGCCGCCTCTGGGTCAGCTATCGCGACCAGATCGACCACATCGTGCCGCGCGAGCAAGGCGGCAGCAACGACGAGTCGAACCTGCAGCCTTTGTGCAACGAGCCTTGCCATGCTGAGAAGACAGCCGCCGAGGCCAGGGCGAGGGCCGGCCGCTGATCGCCGCTCCTGCGTCGTTCTGGTGGGTCCACATCGCCGCTGGACGGGAGGGGCGGGTGCAATGTCTGCAACCTCGCCTGACCGGAAACCACGGTTCTCCTCACGTGCAGAAAATTTCCCCTCGCATGAACACCTTAACAAGTGGCGCTCACCCCCTTAGCAAGGACAAAAGCTAAGCCTGATGCGGCCTGCAGCCTGATTCGACCTGTCTTCAATGTCGCGCGGGAATCAAAAAACCTTAACAAGGATTAACACCTACCTGCTGGCGTCGCGTCGCCGACCGGAGGGGGTGGATCGAGTCCCTGGCGGCATCAAACCCAAGACCGGAAGGTTCCCTTTTTTCTCACGTCTCCAAAACTAAAACTCTGACCTGCCATGGCCCGACCACGCAAACCGACCAACGTGCACGAGCTGCGCGGCACGTTCAAGACACATCCTGAGCGACGAGCTGCACGCGCGAATGAGCCCACGCCGACCGGCGAAATTGGCGCGCCGCCGGCCCATCTGTCTGACGCCGAGCGTGCCTGCTGGATCGAGGTGGTGGGCATCTGCCACCCCGGCACGCTGTGCAATGCCGACCGGCTGATCGTCGAGCACGCCGCGCGGGTGCTCAACGCTCTGCGATCGCGGCCGCTGCACCTGGACGTCAAGTTGATGGTGCGCCTCGAGGCAGCGCTGGGAAAACTGGGTCTGACACCGGCCGATCGCTCCAAGGTTCCGCTGCTGAAATCGCCGACCGCTGGCAACCCGTTCTCCAAATTCCAACCGCCCACAGGGCACTGACTGGACTACCAAGGAACCAACCAATGACCAAAACGCAAACCGAGAGAAACCTGCGCGACGGCTGGCGCCGGGGCTCTAAGGCCCATCCCTTGTGGGATGAGCTCGCCGCAGAGGCCAGGCAGAACGGCTGGGTGCTCGAGCGTGCGCTGAATCCATCGGCCGAACGAATCCGGGGCCGCTACTTCTTCCGCGACTACTTCGCCCAGCGTGTCGTGCACGGCGGCGCTTCCCTGAAGGAGCTGCGCACCTGGCTGATGGCCAGTCCTGAGCAACGCCGGCGCACCGCTCAGCTTCAGGAGACCAGCGCATGAACGTCCTGCTTTCTGACCTGATCGGCGCGACTGGTCCCTTCGTGGCCCACGCCTTGAATGAGATGCCCGAGCCGGTCCGCCAAAAGATCGTCGACGCGCACGCCGCCGGCAGCTGGTGCGAGCTGCGCGTTGGCTTGATGAATGAGGCCGCATCGGTTCGGCTGATGCTGGTCAACGTCGACGGCTCGGCCACCGAGATCTGCAAGGTCGACCACTTCCCAACCTGAGGACCCACCCCAATGAGATACGACCCCGAACTGCAGAAGGCAGGCAAATTCCTCGTGAGCAGCATTCAAGGTGATGACGGTGCTCACTGTCGTGAGCTGGTCAAGATGGTCAAGAAGACGAACAACGCCGCGATCAGTCTGCGGATCGAAGGCCGAAACGGAAAACTCGTCGCAGTCGTTGGCAGCGCCTACAAGATTTCCGGCGCCTGGAATTTTTCCGACGACTACGAGCTTGAGCTTGAATAGTTGACACGCTTATGGCAATATTCGCCCTGCCAATCCATCAAGTGACCGCTCTGGCCAGCCAAGCGGCATTCCGAAGTACCGGACGATGGGCATATTGGCCGAATGTTGAACGGCTTCACTCGGTTAGGTTGCCAGCGACCTAACCTGACATGTCCGGCGCATCGAAATGAGGTTTTTGCACTCCCGCAAAGGCTTCGGATCGGCGCGCCTCAATCGCGCCTTGTGATTGAAAAGGACATGCAATGAACACGACACACAAGCTGGCTTTTTCCAGCGCTTTCACCGCCGCAGCCGTCGCATTGGCTTTCGGCTTTGCTCCAGTCGCCCATGGCGCATCCCTCTTCCCCGCCTTCAATGACACTGCCACGGTCGAAGATCTGCAGGAGCAGTTGCTCGATCTGAGCGACCAGGTCAAAGGCATCCATGCCAAGGCCCGTTCGGAAAATCGTGAAGTGAACGATGACGAGAGCGCCCAGGTCACCGAAATCTTTCGACAGTTCGAGACCATCGAAGCCCGCATCGAAGTCGCACAGCGTCGCACTCAGGCCTCGGGCCGCAAGACCAACGTGCAGGTGCGCGAAGAACCCGAAGACCACCGCACCGCCGCCCAAGCCGCCTCCCGCCGCCCGTCCACCGATCGCATGTTTGCCAGTCCACGCGCCGCCGCTTCAGGCCGCAACGGCTTCGCTTCGACCGGTGAGTTCCTCAACGCCGTCATCAAGAGCTCGGCCAAGGGCGCCCAGACCGACCCCCGCCTGGTGTTCAACGCCTCGCCGACCACCTTCGGCTCCGAGGGCGTCGGCCAGGATGGCGGCTTCGCAGTGCCTCCGGATTTCCGCGCCGCCATCATGCAGAAGGTCATGGGCGAGGACTCCCTGCTGAGCCTCACCGACCAGCAGACCAGCTCGAGCAACACCATCACCTTCCCCGCCGACGAGACGACGCCCTGGCAGTCGAGCGGCGGCATCCAGGCCTACTGGGAGGTGGAAGGCGGTCAGAAGACGCAGTCGCGCCCGCAGTTGACCGAGAAGACCGTCAAGCTCAACAAGGTCATCGCCCTGGTCCCGCTGACCGACGAGCTGCTCGAAGACGCGCCTGCGATGGCCGGCTACGTGAACAAGAAGGCGCCTGAGAAGATCAACTTCAAGGTCAACGACGCCATCATCAACGGCACTGGCGTCGGCATGCCGCTGGGCATCCTGCAGTCGCCCGGCACGGTGATCATTCCGAAGGAGTCCGGCCAGGCTGCCGACACGATCCTGTTCAACAACATCATGAAGCTCTGGAGCGCAGTGACGCCGGCCGCGCGTCGCAATGCGCGCTGGCTGCTCAACGCCGATGTCGAGCCGCAGCTGATGACGATGGCGTTCCCCGGTGCCGGCACGGCCGTCCCTGCCTACCTGCCGCCGGGTGGCCTGTCGGCCGCACCGTATGGCACCCTGATGGGCCGTCCGATCGTGTACTCGGAAGCCATGCCCGCGCTGGGCGACAAGGGCGACATCATCTTCGGTGACCTGTCGAACTACCTGACGGCCGTGAAGTCCGGCGGCATCCGCACCGACGTGTCGATCCACATCTGGTTCGACTACGACATCACAGCTTTCCGCTTCGTGCTCCGCGTCGGCGGTCAGCCGTGGTGGAACGCGCCGGTGACGCCGTATCAGATGGGCTCCAGCACCCGCGGCTTCTTTGCCGCGCTGGCCGAAAGGGCATGACGCCCAGCCGGGCTCCGATTGGGGCTCGGCCTGTCCTTCCTGGGCGCATCGTCAGCGCTCATCCATTTCACACCCCACCCGCCGCCCGTGCGGCTGGGGTGTTCCCTTTTGAGGAGGCCACATGGCCGGAGATCTGAAAACACAGATTGCCGTCGGCGTCGACGGCAGCGGCGTCACATCGGGCGTCGAAGGCATCAAGCGCAAACTGTCCGACCTGGGCAAAGCCGCATCCGACACCGGAAAGCAGGCAGCAGCAGGCATTGACGGTATCGGCGCCGCTGCCGCGCCGGCGGCGTTCAAGGTTGAGGCTGCGACCAAGAACATGATCGGCTCGCTTCAGAGGCAGATCGCCGTGATGGAAGCTGGGTCCAAGTCCGGCGCCGACTACTACCGCGCTTTGGCCGGCCAGCGCGGCATCGATGTCGGCGCCCTCAAACCATACCTCGACCAGCTCGACCAGCTGTCGCTCAAGCAGAAGGCCGTGGGCGTCTCGGCCGGCCAGACGGCCGCCGCCATGCGCCAGGTGCCGGCGCAATTCACGGACATCGTGACCAGCCTGCAAGGCGGCCAGAACCCGCTGACCGTCCTGCTGCAGCAAGGCGGGCAGCTGAAGGATTCTTTCGGGGGCGTCGGCGCCGCGTCGCGGGCGTTGGGGGGCTACGTGCTTGGGCTGGCGAATCCCTTCACTGTTGCGGCGGCCGCAGCAGCCGTCCTGGGCGCGGCCGCATACAAGGGCTCGCAGGAACAGACGGCCTATCAGCGAGCCATCATCCTGAGCGGCAACGCCGCCGGCGTCACGGCTGGGCAGCTGGACCTCATGGCGGCCAGTCTGAAGGGGATCGGCGCGGGCACACAAGGCCAAGCGGCCGAGGCGCTGGCGGCCCTGGCCGGCACCGGCCAAGTGGGCGCAGCCAACCTGCAAAAGTTTGCCGCGACGGCCATCGCTGTCGAGCGCACGATCGGCACCAGCGTCGCCGACACGGCCAAGGCCTTTGGCGAGCTGGCCGACGAACCGCTGAAGGCGACTGAGAAGCTGGCCAAGGGCACAGGCTACCTCACGCTGGCCCTGTACGACCAGATCAAAGCGCTGGAGGACCAAGGCAAGAAGAGCGAGGCCGCGGCCGTGGCGCAGTCCGCCTACGACACCGCCCAGGCCGCGACAGCCGAGAAGCTCAAGGGCAACCTGGGCAGCCTTGAACGGCTGATGAAAGGCATTACCGGCACGGCGTCGAGCATGTGGGATTCGATTCTGGGCGTGGGCCGGCAGGCTACCCCTGAGATCGCGCTGAGCGCGGCACAGAAGGCCGTGGCGGCGCTGCAGGCGACCTACGACTCCCGCGTGTCCCGGGGCATGGCGACGGGCGACGTGCAGCCGCAGCTCGAGGCCGCCAAAGCAGCAGTCGAAGCGCAGAGCGAGATCGTTCGTCTGTCTGCTCGCGCGGCCACGGCCGAGGGCGCAGCCTTAAAGACCAGCAGAGAGGCCGTGGCCGCACGCCAAGCCAATGCGAAGTGGGCCGAGGCAGCACTGACGGCGACCGAGAAGACCAATCGGGCGCTTGAGATCTATCGCGCCAACAACGCGAAGATCATCGCGGACGGCGGCAAGCTGACGGCGAGCACGATCGCGGCGGAAGAGGCGGCGATCCGCAAGGCCAACGAGGGGCCGAAGACGGCGAAGCCGAAGGCCTATCAGGACGACGCCGGCACGAAGTATCTGCAGGACCTGCGCGAGCAGGAAGCCGCGGCGATGCGGCGCCTGGTGGTGGGCGAAAAGCTGACCGGCGCCGCCAAGGAGTTGGCTGAGTTCGAGCAAAAGATCGCCGACATCAAAGGCAAGGGCACCCTCACCAAGGACCAGAAGGACCTGCTCGCGCGCCAGGGCGAGATCCGTGGGCTCCTGCAAGAAATCGCCCTGCTCGAAAAGCTCGGCATGATCGAAGACGAGGAGGCCAAGAAGAAGGCCAAGCTCGCCCAGGAAGCGATCGCCTTTCAAGACCGTGCCGCACAGCTGCAGGAGCAGATCGCCAGCGCCCAAGCCGAGCGCCGTGAGGGCTACGGCCGGGCGCTGGGGGCTTTCGGCAAATCTGACTTCGAGCAGCAACGCATTCAGGAGATCAACGGCTTGTACCGCGAGTCTCTGCGCCTGCAGGACCAGCTCACCAAGGCCACGCCCAAGAGCCAGCTGGGCTCAGAGAACTACCTCGCTGAGATCGCCAGCATCAAGAGCGCCTTGGGCACATCGCTGGCCGACCATGCCACCTACTACGGCGAATTGAAGAGGATGCAGAGCGATTGGAGCTTGGGCGCCCAAAGCGCGCTGGCCACCTACGCCGAGGACTCAGCCAACGTCGCCCGGCAGATGCAGCAAGCTGTCGGCGGTGCCTTCAAAGGCATGGAGGACCAGCTTGTCAGTTTCGTGATGACTGGCAAAGCCGACTTCAAGAGCTTGGCCAACTCCATCATCTCCGACATCGTGCGAATCACAATCCGCCAGAGCATCACCGGGCCACTGGCGAGTGCCCTGGGTGGCCTATTTGGTGGCGTAACAGGGGGTGTGACAGGTAGCGTAGCCAAGAACGCTTTGGGAGGTGTCTATGAGTCGCCCAGTCTCAGCTCCTACTCGAACCAGGTGTACGACAAACCGCAGCTCTTCGCCTTCGCCAAGGGCGGGGTATTCGCCGAAGAAGGGCCAGAGGCCATCATGCCGCTACGCCGCGGCGCGGATGGCCGGCTTGGTGTGGCGGCGTCGGGCAGCAACGGCAGCGTCGAGGTGCACGTGCACAACAACGGCGCGCCCGTTGACGCAGAGGTCAGGCAGACGCCCACCGAAGACGGCGGCGTGCGCATCGACATCCTGATGAGGGAGGTCAAGAACATGGTCGCCAGCGACATCGCCGCCGGCGGAACCATCGGCCGCTCCATCGAGAACCGCTACGGCTCTCGGACGGCGTCGAGGTAGACGATGACTGCGACGCCCCAGAGTCGTACACCCAAGAGCTCCGATGTATGAAGGTGCTTCCTCGGTAGCGCCTGCACCCTGGGGCGTTCTCGATTAGGTCCGTACTCGAGTTGCTGGAGAGCTGCGCCAAGGATGGCTGGGGCTAGGGCCTGCTGTAAGGGCGCTTTGATTTCGTTCCACAGGAGCACGTGCGGGTGACCTGTCTGCACTGTTCGGGCGTTCGCTGCTCTGGCTCTCGATGAACGGCACGTCGATGGCACCGCGCAGCATGGCATGCAACTCAACCTCGACCTTCAAGGAGTTGATGAGCGTCTGGGCCGTCTCGCACACGGCCCGCTGCCGCGCGATGTCGAGCGGCTTCGTGTCGTCATCCAGGGCCTCGAGTACCCTGAACAAGTGACCTCTCATGCTTTCAATGTTTCGCTTGGACATCTCGCAGTCTCCTTTCAACTTGGTTGAACAGCTGGATGAGTGATCGCAGCTCGGGCGGATAGGCCCAAAACCTTCGGAGCTTTGGGGTACGAAGCATGTAGGACGGATCTCTGGACAGGGCCAGCGTGTCGGCGCGGTCATAAATCGATCCGAGGCCGCGCGCAGGCAGCAACTTGGCAAATCGCGAGACTGGGGCATAGGGGAAGTGCTCTCTCAAGATCGCGTCTTCCTCGGGCGACCAAAGATTCTTGATCTGCAGGCCCATTAAGGAAGCGCGATCGCGTAACACGCGAAGGGAACGCCCAAGCACGGCGGCCAAGAACACGGTGTCGACCTTGCCGTAGAGTTCTGCAAGCAAGAAATCCTGCTCAGCGTCCCACTTCTGCGGTGACTTCCTTTTCAGAACTTGTGTGATTCGTTGACGCCGGAGGCTGATGGCATCACTGGAGCGACCGAGGGCGGCTGCCATTGCCAGGTCCGTCATCGACTCGCAGTGACGCTTGATGAACGCGTCCTCCTTTGCAGTCCAGTGGCAGGCGGATCTTGGATCCTTCCCGGTTGTCCTCTTCCGCCTGACATCTCTGTTTTTGGGCGGCGTAGGCGAGTCGACGATAGGGTGCTTCGGCATACCGCCAGTTTCCGGGGCGACGGCACCGACCGCTATGGCAGAAGACCGGATGGGCGGCGGCGCCAGTTGGCGGCATTTGGGCGCGGGCGTGCCCACGCGGGCGCGTTTAGGCTATGGCATACCTGTGGGCGTGGGGGTTGCGAACGGAAAGACTTGTGACCACGTCGATCAGGTCAATTCACATAACTATCGCGGTTGCCTGTAGTGCATGAGGGGACGCGGTTGCTCAACATCCGGCCGCTCTACGGTGCACACCCTCACGCAGGGTCGCGATACCTCTCGCTGACAAGCGATGGCTGCGCCGGCTTGGCCCGCTCTGCAGCCTCCACCAGAAGTTCATTCGTCCTTTTCTGCTCGGCCAGCAACTCGCGCAGGATTGGTTTGGTCCCGAAGATGGCGAACGGCATGCAGATCCACAGCACTGTCACCACCAGGCCAGCCAAGATGATTACTAGGCCAATTCCCGTCGAAGCACCTTCCATTATTCATCCCCCAGCGCGAATCGCAATGGTTTCATATATCAACGATCTGAGATTAAACGAATAGTTGTTGAGCTTTTCCAGTAGCAACATAGTCCGCAAGTCCAGCCAAGCGTCTGTAGTAAGCCAGCAAAATCTTTACGGCGCCGAGTGGATCGGACCCAGCAAACTGGACTATTTCTTCAACTTGTATGGACAAACCAAAAGCGTTCGACAATTTGTTCACCAAATCGATAAGCATGCCAACGTCTTGCTCGCTTAAATCCAGATCGTCTTTGGCCTTCCCCAGCCAATTACGAGCTCGTAGCGTAGCCCTTGCATCGTTGTAGGCTGTCGTAGCGTCAGAATCTTTCTGGTTGATGGTTGTTATGAAATCACTTATCGACGTAGCAACTTCACCATCCATTTTCAACTTGATAAAACCTGGCGATGCATACTGGATTTCTCGAACTTGCGCACGGTTTGGAGAAGGAATGATTTTGTAAAGATCATCAAAAAAATTAACCGAGCTAAACCCTCCACGCCAAGGATACTTTCGAAAAAGTTCGCCCATACGTTGTTTTGTCGAAGTAGCACCTGCTCCTGACAACGCATATACGAAAGCGTAAGCATCTTGGACCAGATCGGAAAATTTCCTAAGATCTTCGATTCCCCATCGTCCATCTATGTGGACAGTCCTTAGTTCAGACTGTGGACTGGTGAGAGCGTGATGGAATATAAACATTCCCGTCTCAGGCAAAAACTCTGGATCGAGTTCTTTTACAGCATGTACACGGAAAACTTCTTCTTTGCTACCCCATCCTTGACCTAACAGATATTTCCCTTGCTTAAGCTTTGTAATTAAATATCGAACGTCAATTCTCTGCTCATAGAGAAGTTGAAGATTGTGATGATTTACCCTTGCAAAGTAAAACAGATAGCCTGCAGCCCCATCACCATAATTAATTCCAACATATTTTTTGTCGTCAACGGCATTCCTTGCCACAACTACAAGTGGCTCGTCATATCTGAGCAATACTTCTGTGATTACTACGCTAATCAT